AACGAGGATGGGAACAATTCGATTTAAATCTTCTCAGAACTGATCTGGATCGTTTTATTCATGCCGATCCGGATGTCGTTCAAATGGAATCCAAATGTGTAATGCAACGAGAAAAAGTAAATTATCTGGAACAAGTAGTCAAGTTAATTTCAAATAAAATTTGGAATATTCGAGCTGCTCTGGATTGGATACGATTCACACAAGGAATATGATTCAAATAACTGAAATAGATTCCGTATATCTGAAAATAGACTGTGAACGAGGTATAGCAAAAGAACTCAGTTCATATTTTACTTTCAGAGTACCTAATTTTCAGTACACTCCTGCATTTAAAAATAGAATATGGGACGGTAAAATTAGATTATTCAATATGATCAACGGTTATTTGTATCGAGGCCTATTAGATCATCTTTTGCTGTTTCTGCGAGAACGAAATTACGGTGCAGAATATCATCCAAAATATTCAACAGAAACTCCAACAACCGAAGATCTAGAACAGTTTATTGACGGATTATCTGTATTCTCTGGAGGAAAATCAATAACATTACATCCTCATCAACGTCTGGCAATCAAACAGGCAATAACAGATAAACGATTGCTATTATTGTCTCCTACTGGTAGTGGAAAGTCTTTAATTATATACAGTATGATACAGTATTTGTTGGAGAAGATTCCTTCTGATAAAAAGATTTTAGTAATTGTTCCTAATACTGGCTTGGTTGCTCAGATGTTGCATGATTTCAAAGATTATTCTGGTTCTTCCGATAATCCGTATCATGTAATTTATTCCGGTCAATCCAAAGAAACCACAAAAAGAATTGTAATTTCTACCTGGCAAAGTTTATATAAAGAATCTGAAAGTTATTTTTCTCAATTCGGTGCAGTATTTGGAGACGAATGTCATTTATTCAAAGCAAAATCTTTAACTGCAATAATGACTAAACTGCGAGATTGTCCGTATCGTATCGGAACAACAGGAACACTTGACGGAACAGATACTCACAGACTAGTTATAGAAGGTCTATTTGGTAATGTTTTTGCTGTTACCACAACAAAGGAGTTGATTGATTCTGATCTATTGAGTAAACTAAAAGTAGAGTGTTTAATTTTACAATATCCTACAAAAACAGTGGAACAAATTAAAAAAGCAAAATACCAAGATGAAATAGATTGGCTTGTCTCGAACGATAAACGAAACAAATTTATCTCAGGTTTGGCACAATCTACACGCGGAAACACTCTTGTATTATTTAATTATGTTGAAAAACACGGAATTCCGTTATACAATATGTTAAAAACAGGCAAGAAAAAAGTTTATCTTATTTACGGCGGCACAGAAACACAAGACAGAGAAAAAATTAGACAGATTGTTAATTCTGAAGAAAATTGTATTCTTGTTGCATCTTACGGAACTTGTTCTACTGGAGTCAATATTAAAAATATAAAAAATATTGTATTCAGCAGTCCATCTAAATCTGTCATCAGAGTATTGCAATCTATTGGCAGAGGATTGCGAAAAGCTCAAAACAAAGACGAAGTTGTGGTGTATGATATTGGAGACGATTTACATTGGAAACGGTATCGCAATCACGCGCTGCGTCATCTAGACGAACGAATTATTATATATAATAAAGAGAAGTTTTTACACAACAAGCGATTTATTCGCTTAGGAGGCCTTTAATGAAGTCCAAAACGTGCCTATTATTCAAGTTAAAAAGTGGTGAAGAAGTAATTGCCCATATAATTAAAAAAACAAAATTAAAGTTTACGGTTGAAAATCCTCATATATTTAAAATGTCAGCAATAGTACATCCTGTTACCGCACAGACACACGAAATTGTTACTATTCATGATTGGATGAAACTTACTGAAACTAAAATAACAGACATTCCATTAGATCATATTGTTTCTTTTACTGTTCCATCAGAAGACACAAAAAAGATTTATCTTCAAGAACTTCAAATTAAAAATGATAAGAAAAAACCTATTTCTCTTCCTAAGAATCCTAAAAAACAATCTTCTACTGACATGGTCAAAACTGATATAGTCAAAAAGAAAGATCCTATGTCTTCGGATAAAACCCCACAGATGACCGATGAAGAGATGCAAAACATGTTAAAAGATATGTTTAGTGCCATGTTTGAGATGCCGGGTTCGGTTGGAGCAGCCTATCCTATGGACGATCTTGGAACCACACCAGAAGAATTTAATAAGAATCCCGCTGATTTATATAACGAACTCTTTCCGCCCAAAGATAAAAGAAAGTCTAAAAGTATTCCAATGGTTCAAATGAGTCTGTTATTCCCACCAGAAGTCATGATTGATTTAATGGAATCTGGTCTGATTAATGTTAACGATGTAAATAAGATTGCTAAAGAAGTTAAACGAAAACTCAAATGGACTGGGGACGAGCGTCACAGACAAGACTTTGGCAACAAACCAACGGATTGGAACTCTAATCCAAACAGTGATGATTATCAATAAAGCTCAAGCACGCTAAGCTAAAGGAACATTGAAAACCTACACAGAGGATTATAAAGAAACTATTTAAAACTGTCAAGCAACTACTTGCAAGAATATTGAATATTGTTATAATTACTACATGAGCGAATCCGACCCTGATAAAAAACTAAAACAATATGTAGATAATAATATGTTTTTAAAGGCTATGATTGCCTGGAAAAAACAAGTTAGAGAGGCAGAAGATTGCGGGGAACCGTGTCCGCCAGTAACAGATTATATCGCAAAATGTTTTCTTAAAATAGCAGAACATCTTTCGTATCGTCCTAATTTTATGAATTATCCGTTTCGGGAGGAAATGGTGGGAGACGGAATAGAAAATTGTCTACTGTATGCACACAATTTCAATCCAAGAAAATCTAAAAATCCGTTTTCATATTTTACTCAAATAATATATTACGCGTTTTTGCGTAGAATAGAAAAAGAGAAAAAACAGGCGTATATCAAATACAATTATATGAAAATGCACGACGAAGATGGTCTGTTAACCAAATGGATGAAAGATAAAGATTATGAAGAGTATAACGAAGACTATACCTTTAGATTGCTTTCAGATCAAGATATAGAAAAACTTGAACCCAAGAAAAAGAAATCTAAGAAAAAGAAATCCAAGAAAAAGAAATCTAAAAAAAATCTATTTGAAGATTGAATTCAATGAAAATTGCTCTTATAAATGATACCCATTTTGGAATTAGAAATGATTCTATTTTCTTCTTGGAACAAAGTTTAAAATATTTTGAGACCCAATTTTTTCCTGAAATAGAAAAAAGAGGCATAACAACAATCATCCATTTAGGAGACTTTTTTGATAGAAGAAAATATATTAATTTCAATACATTAAAACAAGTTAGAAAAAGATTTTTAGAACGAATCGAACAAAAATATCAGTTTCATATTATTATAGGAAATCATGATACGTATTTCAGAAATACAAACGAAGTCAATGCTTTAAAAGAATTATTTCGTGGATACGATAATATAATACTATACGATGAACCTAAACAAGTTCAATTTAAAGAATTAAGTGTTAGTTTTATTCCATGGATCAATGATTCTAATCTCACAGAATATACAAATTATATTGCTAAAACTAATTCTTCTGTTTTGATGGGTCATCTGGAAATAGAAGGTTTTGAAGTTATTAGTGGTGTAAATTCTCCTGTAGGAATTAAAAGAAATATATTTGACAAATTTGAGATGGTTCTTTCGGGTCATTTTCATATCAAACAGTCTAAAAGAAATATTCATTATTTGGGAACTCAGTATCAATTAAATTTTGGAGATGCTGGAGTAATTAAAGGCTTTCATATTCTGGATACCGAAACTCGAGAATTAGAATTTATAGAGAATACTAATAGACTATTTAACGTTATTAGATACGATGATACTGTAATAACAGAAGAAATTTTAGAAGACGATTTTTCAAAACTACAAGGAACTTTTGTAAAAGTCTTAGTTCAAACAAAAAATAAACCATTATTATTTGACAAATTCATGGAAAAGTTATATAATGTGGATACACAAGAATTAACAATTATTGACGACTTTGGAGAAAAACAAGAAAATAAATCAATTGATATAACAGAAGACACTTTAAGTATTATAAATAAAGAGATTGATCTTCTTGAAAATGATTTAAATAAAACAAAATTGAAATTGACTGTTAAAGACTTATACATGGAGGCACTTACTTTATGACAACTACACTCGAAGAAAACAAAACAGAAACACCAACACCAACACCAACAGCAACTGAAACACCTTCAGTTACAATACCGGAACCACAACCACAACCAGTTACACCGCCAAAGTCTTATGCGACGTATCCTGGTGTTTTTTACTTGGATCCAACAACAAATAAAATGGAACGATCATATCCTACCAAATTACTAGAAGTTAAAAGTTATATTGCAAAGTCGCCAATTCACGGCATGGGATGTTTTGCAAAACAAGACATTCAGATGGGAGAACTGATTGAAGAGTGTATAGCCATTATTACAGACACAACAACAAAATCTAATACCGATTTTGTAATTAACAATTATCTGTTTACTTGGCCGTGTGAGTATCAAGATCCTATTTGTAATGAACACGGTCCAACTTATTTTGTTCCATCCGGAAATTCTTTAATATACAATCATTCTGATACTCCAAATGCATATTGGATCTTTGATAAGGCAATGAAAAGAATATTTATGGGTGCCCTCAGAGATATCAAACAAGGAGAAGAAATTACTTGGTACTATGGTCACGGATACGCACATAAGTTGAGAACACAAAATGATTCAAATGCTCAGAAAACAGAAGGATGTGGAACCTGTGCTGCAAGACGAAAACAACTTGAAGAACTAAATCGACTTAAAGCAGAAAAATCTGCTGGTCCAGAAGGATCTACTGAAACTCAGTTTAGATCAATGGTTGTTCCTGAAAAAATATTAAACGAACAACCAACTAGTAAAGATATACAAGAAAAAAATCAAGATATGATTAGAAAAATGATGGAAAATAAAGCAAAAGAATATATTTCTGAAAATAAATTAAATGATACGTCGCTTACATGATTATATTTAAAACAGTAAAATTTAAAAACTTCGGTTCATTTGGAAACACATTTACTCAAATAGATTTAAACAAAAATTCAAAAACACTTATATGTGGAAACAACGGTAGTGGAAAGTCTTTTGCATTTTTGGATTCGATAACATACGCACTTTTTGGAAAACCTTTTCGAAAAATCAATATACCTCAGTTAACCAATAGCATTAACGGTAAAAATTGTATTGTAGAAATAGATTTCCAAAAAGGAACAGACGAATATAAAGTTCGTCGAGGTTTAAATCCTAAAATATTTGAAATCTATAAAAATTCAGAATTAATCAATCAAGATTCTAATAGTCTAGATTATCAAAAGATTTTAGAAGAATCCATTCTGAGAATGAACTATAAGACCTTTACTCAAGTAGTTATTCTGGGAAGTTCTTCATTTGTTCCGTTTATGCAACTAAGCGTAGCAGACAGAAGACAAGTAATAGAAAATATTTTAGATATTGATGTGTTTTCTAATATGAATGTTTTGTTAAAGGGAAAACTCATGCAGTTAAAAGAAACTGTAAAGACAGTTTCGTCTAAAATAGAAGTTCAACAAGCTAAACAAGAAACACAAGAAAATTATGTTAGTACTTTACAAAGAGAAGAAGACTCAAAAGAAATAGAATTTAAAACAGAACTAGAACAGTTAGAAATAAGACATGAAGTTTTATTAACAGAATTCCAAGAACTGGATCAAAAAATTGCAGCATTACGCGAAGAAATAACAAATAAAGATTCTGTTAAACAACAATTACAACGAGCAAAGGATCTACATGGTAAATTTCAGACCAATATTAAAACTGCAAAAAAAACTATTGACTTTTATCATAAGAATGACTCTTGTCCTATGTGCAGTCAAACTATACAAGAAGAGTTTAAAACAAGCGAAATAAAACGACACAAAGAAAAACAAACAAAGTTAGAAACATCTTTAACTGATTTATTAGATGAAGAAACTAGACTAAATCAATTGCATGAAAAAATATCTAAAATAATAGATACAATCACTGAACTTCAGATTCTTCACGGTAAAAAAGAAAGCATTATAGATTCTATTAAAAATCAAATTCAAACTTTAGAGTCTAAGAAAAAACAAAAAGAAAATCAAGGATTTTTATTACAACAAGAAAAATCTAAACTGGAGTCTATTTGTAAAGAAATAGAAACTTTAGAAAAACAAAAACAAGAATTATCAGAAAATGTCGTATATGATGAGTGCATATATTCTTTATTAAAAGACTCTGGTGTTAAAAGTAAAATTATCAAATATTATTTGCCTCATATAAATTCTTATATTAATAAATTTTTAAGATCTATGGATTTCTTTGTTCAGTTTCATCTAGACGAAAATTTCAATGAACAAATAAAAAGCAGAAACAGAGACGAGTTCTCCTATGAAAATTTTTCAGAAGGAGAAAAAATGAGAATAGATCTGTCTTTACTTTTGGCCTGGAGAGAAGTAGCTCGAGCAAAGAACAGCGTAAACTGCAATCTACTTATAATGGATGAGGTTTTCGACTCTTCATTAGATTCTATGGGAATGGAAGAACTTATGAAACTTGTAAATACATTAGATAATTCTGCTAATATTTACATTATTAGTCATAAAGCCGATCAACTAATAGATAAGTTTCAACATGTGGTTTCTTTTGAAAAGAAACAAAATTTTAGTAAAATGATCTCAAATTAATCACTTGACTGTGGTAAAGTTTTCTATATACTGGAATTATGGCACGAAAACGCAAACCAATTTCACTCTCTCCTGTAGTTCTGCAAAGTGCAGAATACGGCACAAAAGAATATGACAACGAATTTTACGGGAAGTTTCTTTACTATAGTGAAAAAACTACAGATCAGATCTGCAAAGAAACCGTAATAACATATTTAAAAACAAATAATAAAGCTTGTTCTAATTTAGAAACTCTTAATTCTAAAAATTTCAAACCTTTAGGGTTGTATCTTAAAATGCAACAAGACGGCATTCGTCTTCCAGAAACTGAAAAGAATTTATTAGAATCAGGAATTCAAAATTTTATACGATTGGATGCGAAGAGAGGATTAGAATTACAACAAATTCGAAAAACTAAATCAGTACAAGAAAAATATTTTGTACAAAAGACTGTCTCAGAAATACTAAATGTATTAGATAATCAGGTTGTTGCAATTCAAAAAAATCAAAGACCTCAATTAGATTTTAAAACTTTTATCGGAGGATTGACTAGTGGTATAATAAAACTAGTAGAAGATGAGATGAAATCTTTATTAGAAAAAAATATTAAAGAACTAAAATTAGCTCGAAATAAAAAAGATCTTCAATTAGTAGAAGGATACTCTTATCTCACTTCAAAACAATTAAAATCTTTATTAGAATTTTCGGAAGATTTATTGAAAAGATTACAAACTGGTCTTGTAATTAGATCTAAGAGTCCAAGAAAAACAAAACCCAAAACTGTGGATAAATTAGTCAAAAAAGTAAAGTACATGGAGCGATTTCCTGAATTAGGATTAATTTCTGTTAATCCAACTGAACTTATTGGAGCAAATATCGTATATATTTACAACACAAAAACTAGATTCTTAGAACGATTTGAATCTGAACAAGGAATCGGAGTTCGAGGAACAACACTAACCGATATAAAAGAACCAGCAGTAAAGAAAAAGATTAGAAATCCAGAAGTGTTTAAATCAATAAATACAACCAATAAAAATTTTATGGAAAGATTCTGGTCTGG